AGCAAAAAACTAATTGAAGAAGGGGATGGTGAAGCAAATTATGCTTACTATGCCCTTCACAAACTTCATATTCTGCCAAGTCAATTCTTGGAAATGGATGAACAAGAAAAGGCTTTTGTCATAGCAGCTATAAAAATCAAAGTCGAAAATGACAAGAAGGAAAAGAAAAAAGCGGAAAGCAAAGCGAAGAAAAAACACTAAGAAAGGCAGGTGATAAGGGTGTCATCTATTCAGACAGGTATTGAACTTAATGACCAGTTCAGCGGTGTGTTGAACAATATTGTAAATTCAGTGAACCTTGCTGTTTCTGCAATGTATGATATGCAGCAGAGCATGAACGCAGACATTGACACAAGCAGTATTGAAGGTGCAAGGGATGAAATCAATCAGGCAACCGCAGCAATCAATGCAATGAACGATGCCTTGAACAATCAGACTGCACCTGATATTGCACCGCCTGTTGTGGATGAAGGGAATCAAGAACCGATTCCAGTACCGATTGACCCCGTAATTCCTGACCCGCTTGTTGAAAATCCTGAACCAATCAGACCAGAGATTCAACCAAATGCACCCCCTGAACCTGTTGAAGTACCTATTCAGTGGGAATCTGACAACTTGGAAGTATTCACTGGCACTGGAATTGAACGGTTTCAGCAAGAAGTTCAGAGTGCAAACAGTATGTTGGAACAGTTAAGCAGTACGCAAGATGCGATTGCAAGACAGGCATACAATACAAACCTGTTCCCACCTGAATCATTTCAGGATTTGAACAGGTTGGCGGTTCGGATTGATTCAGTTCGTGACCGTATTCAGCAGATTGAGAATAACCCGGTAAACCTTGGGACAGATACCGCAAATGCAGAACTTGAACAGTTACGTTCACAGTTGAACACAGCAATTCAGGAACAAAATGAACTGAATCAGGCAATGCAGAACATGGATGTTTCTGCTGCAAACGATGCTTATTTGCGTTTGTCACAGACCGTCAGCGGAACAGAACGGTATATCAGGGACAATGTTGACGAACAGGGGCGTTTCAATCAGGAAATTCAGGAAGGTACACAACAGGCAAATGAACTGACCAACACAATCAAGAACGCTGTTTTGGCGTTTGTGAGTATTCAAAGCGTTGGGAAAGCGTTGAACATTTCTGATGAACTTGTTCAGACCACTTCCCGCCTAAATATGATGAATGATGGACTGCAAAGCACACAGGAACTTGTCAACATGGTATATGCAGCAGCACAGGATGCACGTGGTTCATTTTCTGAAATGGCAGATGTGGTTGCAAGGTTCGGTAATAATGCCGGGGATGCGTTTGGTAGTTCAGAAGAAGTTGTTGCGTTTGCAGACCTGATTCAAAAGCAGATGACGATTACCGGGGCAAGTACCCAAGAAGCAAGCAACGCAATGTTGCAGTTATCACAGGCTTTGGGTTCAGGCGTGTTGCGTGGTGACGAACTGAACAGCATCTTTGAACAAGCACCTAACCTGATTCAGTCTATTGCTGATTACTTGGATGTGCCTATCGGTAAAATTCGTGAAATGGCAGCGGATGGCGAACTTTCAGCCGATGTTGTAAAAGCTGCAATTTTTGCAAGTGCGGATGAAATCAATGCCAAGTTTGAAGAAATGCCTATGACTTGGGGGCAGATTTGGCAGTCAATGAAGAACACAGCAATGATTGCTTTTCAGCCTGTACTTCAAAGATTGAACGATATAGCCAACAGTGAAGCATTTCAGACATTCGTGAACGGTGCGATTGAAGCAATGGCAACACTTGCAAATGTTGTACTGAACATTTTTGAACTGATTGGTACAGTTGGCGGTTTTATTGCTGATAACTGGTCTATTATCAGTCCTATTATTTATGGTGTCATCGGTGCGTTGGCAGTATATGCAGCTTACCTTGGCATTGTAAAAGGGATTGAACTGGCAAGTGCAGCAGCAAGTGCAGTGATGGCGGTTGGAAAGGGTCTGTATGCAGCAGCTACAATGATTGCAACTGGTGCTACATGGGCACAGACAACTGCACAGTTAGGTTTGAATGGTGCAATGTATGCGTGTCCTATCGTTTGGATAATCATGCTTATTATTGCCCTGATTGCAATAATTTTTGCAGTATGTTCAGCTATTGCCAAACTGACAGGTGTTGCAAATTCCGGGTTCGGTGTAATTACTGGCGGTATCAATGTTGTGATTCAGTTCTTCAAGAATTTGGGTCTTACCGTTGCAAATATCGCCCTTGGTATTGGTAATGCAATCGCAGCCTTGGGAAGTAACATAATGACAGCATTTCACAATGCAATCTGTTCTGTTCAGGCGTGGTGGTATGACTTGCTTTCAACCTGTTTATCAGTCATTGAAAGTATTTGTGCAGCCTTGAACAAGTTGCCTTTTGTAGAATTTGACTATTCAGGTATTTCAAACGCAGCAGATGACTATGCAGCAAAGGCAGCAGAAGCAGCCGGAAACAAAGAAGATTACACCAGTATTTCAGATGCGTTCAATGATGGTTTTTCAACCTTTGACACGTTTCAAGACGGATGGGCAGCAGATGCTTTTGATGCGGGTGCTTCTTGGGGTGATGGTGTTGCAGATGCAGTCAGCAATTTCAGCTTGTCAGATGTGTTTGGCGGTACAGATATACCAAATGTTGATGACTACACATCAGGTTTTAATGATGCAATCGCAAATTCAGGAGTTGGTGACAACCTTGGAAGTATTGCTGATGACACTGGTGCAATCAAGGACAACATGGATATTACACAGGAAGATTTGAAGTATTTGCGTGATATTGCTGAACAAGAAGCAGTGAACAGGTACACAGTCGCAGAAATCAACATTGACCAGTCAGGTATGCAGAATAACATCAGTAGCGGTGACGATATTGACGGATTTATGACAAAACTGACAGATTCAGTGAATGAAGCGGTTGATAATATGACGGAAGGGGTGCATGAGTAAATGGCGTATGATGTGTATTTGAAAAATTGTCTGTTACCCGTCACCCCTGAAAAAATACAGACAAAAATCAATAACAAAAATAAGACGGTAACACTTATCAATGAAGGTGAAATCAATATCCTGAAAAAAGCGGGGTTGACCGACATTGAATTTGAATGTGAAATACCACAGGTAAAACATCCTTATGCAGTCTATAAGTCAGGCTTTAAGGATGCCGGGTATTTCTTTGACATTTTTGAAGAACTGAAAAAGAGTAATAAACCGTTCCAGTTCATTGTGTGCAGAAAAACCCCAGTGGGGAAACAACTGCTGAACACGAACATCAAGGTATCAATGGAAGATTGGAAAATCACAGAAGATGCCAAAAAAGACGGTTTTGATTTCAGGGTAAAAATAAACTTGAAGCAGTACCGGGAATACGGGACAAAAACGGTGAACATTCAGATTGCAGCATCAAAGCCAAAGGCAAGTGCTGAACCTAAACGTGAAACCAATAATTCACCCGCCCCGGCATCTGCACAGACCTACACAGTAGTAAAGGGTGATTGTCTTTGGAATATTGCAAAGAAGTTTTATGGCAACGGTTCAAAGTATACGGTCATCTATAACGCAAACAAGGGTGTCATTGGTGGCAACCCTAATTTGATTTATCCGGGACAAGTTTTGACGATTCCGGCAGCATAGAAAGGGGTGTTTGAAATGAATGTTGAACTATTGGTTGGGAATGAATCAGGAACAAAAGTGTACCAACCCGCAGTTCAGGAAGGAATTGAATGGTCAACAGAACGAAAAGACACCCCCGGTAAACTGGTTTTCAAAGTCCTGAAGGATGACATTCTTGATTTTTCAGAAGGTAGTCCTGTCAGGATGAAAGTTGACGGTGACAATGTATTTTTTGGTTTTGTGTTCAAGCAACAGCGGGCAAAAGACCAAATTATCACAGTCACCGCCTATGACCAGTTGCGATATTTGAAAAATAAAGACACCAAAGTGTATGAAGGGAAAACTGCTTCACAGTTTACAAAAATGATAGCAGATGACTATGCACTGAATGTTGGCACATTGGAAGATACCGGGTATGTCATAGAATCAAGGGTTGAAGAAAATACTTCACTGTTTGAAATGATTGCAAACGCCCTTGACCTGACCTTGACCAATACCGGGGAAATGTATGTTTTGTATGACGATTTTGGAAAACTGACACTGAAAAGCCTATCTTCAATGTATGTGGGTGTTCCGGGTGCATACCTGATGATTGATGAAGAAACAGGTGAAAACTTTGACTATACTTCATCTATTGATGAAAACACCTATAACAAAATCAAGTTGACCTATGACAATGAAGATACTGGTTATAGGGAAGTTTATATTGCACAGGATTCTTCCAACATCAATAAGTGGGGAATCTTGCAGTATTTTGATACATTACAGAAGGGTGAAAATGGTCAGGCAAAGGCTGATGCACTTTTGAAATTATACAACAAAAAGACGCGTAACCTGAAAATCACAAATGCCCTTGGTGACAATAGGGTCAGGGCGGGTTCAATGGTAGTAATCAACCTTGACCTTGGAGATATAAAGCTGAAAAACTGGATGCTTGTTGAAAAATGCAAGCATACCTACAAGGAAGGTGAACATTGGATGGATTTGACACTTAGAGGGGGTGAATTTGTTGCCTGATGCAAATGAACTTGTGGCACTATTGAAAAAGGCAGCACTGGATGCAGTCGAAGCATCCAAGCCTGTCAATGTGTATTTTGGTGAAGTATTAAGTGCTTCACCGCTAAAAATCAATGTTGAACAAAAGATGATTCTTGGTGAAAAGCAGTTGATTCTTTCAAGGAATGTAACAGACTTCACAACAATGGTCACTGTTGACTGGCTGACAGAAAGCAGCCTAAGCATACATACCCACACAGTACAGGGTTCAGATGGAAACGGTGACAGTATTAACCTAACCACTGGTGCAAAGAACCTTGCACATACCCATAAGATTACAGGAAAGAAGAAAATCACCGTTCATAATGGCTTGGTTGTCGGTGATGAAGTTATCCTGATAAGACAGCAAGAAGGTCAAAAATTTATTGTATGGGATAGGATTGGAAAATGATACCTTCAACAGTTGGTTTTTTAGACCAAGATTTTGACATTGAAGAACAACCAAGCCTAACTTATAAAATGGACTTAGATGGTGATTCAATCAGGGGTTTTGTCGATGAACAAGAAGCTATGAAACAGACCGTATTCAGGATATTGAACACTGAACGGTATCAGTACATTATCTATCCTTGGTACTATGGGATTGAAACCCTTGACCTGTACGGTGAACCAGTCACCTATGTAGTCCCAGAACTGGAACGCAGAATCACAGAAGCATTGACCATTGATACAAGAATAAACAGCGTTACAGATTTTGAATTTGACCTTGAAGTGAAGGGCGTTGTTCACGCCACATTCACAGTACACACCATCTATGGTGAAATCAAAGAAAGGGGTGAACATTTAAAATGTATGAAAATGAAACCTATGAAGTCATTCTTGAACGTATGCTGAACCGGGTATCTGATAAGTTGGATAAAAGACCATCTTCACCTATTTATGACACCCACAGTCCGACAGCTATTGAATTTCAGATATTATACATTGAGTTGGAATATCTGATAAAAAATTCATACGGTGATACCGCTGCAAGGGAATTTCTTGTGTTACTTGCAAAAGACAGAGGATTGACACCTGAACCCGCAACAAAAGCTGTTCTGAAAGGTGAGTTCACCCCGGCAACTATTGATGTGACTGGTAAGCGGTTCAATATCGGTGATATAAATTATGTGGTAATGGAACAGATTACACCGGGGCAGTATCAGGTTCAGTGTGAAACAGAAGGAACAGTTGGCAATCAGTATCTTGGTGATATGATACCGATGGAATATATTGAAGGATTGCAAACCGCACAGCTTACTGAAATACTGATACCGGGTGAAGATGAAGAAGATACCGAAGTGTTCAGACAGCGTTATTTTGACAGCTTCAATGAACAGTCCTTTGGTGGAAACAGAGCGGCTTATATTGAAACAGTGAATAAAATTGACGGTGTTGGAAATCTGAAAGTAACAAGGGTTTGGAATGGTGACATTCGCCCGGCTGATATGATACCAAGTACAAAAGTTACTTCTTGGTACAATTCAGTTATAAGTGGACTGGATGCAGAGGTTGCAACATGGCTTTCTGCTGTTTATATGGCTTCATTTGAGAAGAAATTGACCGTTGGCGGTACTGTTCTTATAACTGTTGTTAATTCATTGGATTTTGGCGAAGCATCAACTGTATTGCTGAACAAGATTCAGGAAGAACTTGACCCAGTGGAAAATGCCGGGGAAGGTTATGGACTTGCACCAATCGGTCATGTGGTCAGTGTGAAAAGTGCTGAACCTGTTCAGTCATATATCACAACAACAGTGACCTTTGATGAAGGTTACAACTGGTCAAATACCAAGACAGCAATAGAAGAAGCTGTTGGTGCGTATCTGTTGGAGTTAAGAAAGGCTTGGGCAGATAACACAAACACCATTATCAGGGTCAGTCAGATTGAAACAAGGATTCTTAGTGTGAAAGGTGTCCTTGATGTGGCAAACACAAAAATAAACGGTAGTACAAGCAACCTGACCTTGACCAAATATCAGATTCCAGTGTTAGGGGGTGTTTCTGCATGATAAGGGATGTTGACCTTGTTTCATATTTACCGCCTTTTATGCAGACTTACAAAGAACCTGTTGCAGCACTTGAAGCTGAAAATCCTGAATTTCAAATCATTTGGAAAGCAACAGACCGGGTGCTTTACAACAGATTTATTTCAACCGCTGATGAATACGGTATATCAAGATTTGAAAAAATGCTTGGTATTCATCCAACATCAGAAGATACCCTTGAAAGTAGAAGGTCAAGGGTTCAAAGCAAATGGTTCAATAAAATTCCCTACACAATGCGGGTACTGCTTCAAAAGCTGACTGTATTGTGTGGAAATACGGATTTCAGCCTGACACATGATTTCAAAGTTGGGTATACCCTAACATTGGAAACAGACCTTGAATTGTATGGTCAGGTGGAAGAACTGGAATATATCATCAATTCAATGATTCCTGAAAATATCGTTGTTGTTTCAAAGAACAGCATCCCTTGCAATGTGAAGGGTGCTGTTCTTTTTGGTGGTGGGGTTTGTTTTGTCAACCACTTCACAATTACCAACGATTTCAGGGAAGTGTTTGACATTGGTGGAAAAGCAGCATTTGGCGGTGGAATCGTTCAGACTGAAATGCTGAACATCACAAATGACAGCCGGGAAACCGTTGCTGTTCAAGGTGTTGCAAATTTTGGCGGTTCAGTAACAGATACCGCAATGGTAACTATTTCACAGGATTTTAGTGAAGTTTTCAGGGCAGACGGTGATGCAAATGTTGCATCAGGTGTTGTTCATGTGGATTTCATTGAAATAAAAACAACATAGAAAGGAATGAAAGAGAATGGCAGAGTATTCAAAACTGGTCATCACAAACGATGGTCAGGCACTTATGGCAAAAATGATTGCCGGGTCAGGGAACATTGATTTCACAAAAATCTGTTCTTCCAGTACACAGTATCAGGAAAATCAGTTGCAAAGCCTGACCGCACTTAGCAACATCAAGCAGACAACCCTTGTTTCAAAGGTGTCCCGCACAAATAATGTTGCAATCAAGGTAGAAGCAGCATTTTCAAATGTTGACATCACAACCGGGTATTATATGCGTACACTTGGCTTATATGCAGTTGACCCGGACAAAGGTGAAATTCTGTATGCTGCTTGTATTGAAACCTCAAATAACTGTTATATGCCACCATACAACGGTGTTACGGTATCGGCAGCATACATTCAGTTATATACAACTGTTGGAAATGCTGACAGTGTATCACTTGAAGTCAATCCCGGTGCATACGCAACCATTGGTGACATTCAGGAGCTTGAAGCAGAAATTGCAGACCTGAAAGCATTTGTTGGTTACACTGACGGGGACATTTATGGTGTGGAAGTGGATTTCAAAAATAAGAAGTTCACACGCCTTGCCGGGGCAGTAAACAGAACACCGGGGGAAGGATTTGACAACATTCTTTGCTTTGGTGGAAGAAAACGCTGCAACTTAACGAATGACGGAAGGGTTGCAGCTTATTATGGTGAAGCGGGATTTTCAACAACTGGAAAACTTACACAGGCGGTTGACCGTAACCCGGCGGGTACTGAAAACCCTGATGCTTCTTTACAGTTCGCATCCGGGACTATTGTTCAGGTAATGGTTGAACAGCCAAAGTTCTATTACAAGGTTGTTCCGCTTGAAATTGAAAAGAAGAAAAAGGGTGGCATCACAAGAAAGGTCAGATATTATGTATCTGACACACCAAAGGCGGGATTCAAACTTCATCCGGCTTTCATTGAGAATGGCAACGAAAATGAAAAGATTTACCTTGCAGCCTTTGAAGGTTCGCTTTATGACAGCAGTGCATCAGCCTACATTTTGGATGATTCACAGGTTGCTGACTTTGCTGCTGACCTTCTTTGCAGTATCGCAAATGCAAAACCGCTGTCAGGTCTTACACAGAACGCCACACGTGTGAATGTCAGAAAACTTGCAGAAAAGCGTGGTTCAGGTTGGGAACAGGCGTATATTGCAACAGCATCAGCTTCACAGATGCTTATGCTGATTGAATATGCAAGTTTCAATATGCAGTCTGCTATTGGTCAGGGTGCAGTGAATAAGACTGATGACGGAAGTTCAAACATGGCAGAAGCAACAGGTGTTACAATCAACCTTGGCAACGCATCCGGCACAGCTTCAAATGCAAATGGTGTTCAGTTTGTTTCCTATCGTGGTGAAGAAAACTTTTGGGGTAACATTTGGGGTTGGATTGATGGCATCAATGAATATATGGATGCTACAACCCATGAAGGAACAATTTATATTGCAGACCATTCCTTTGCAGATGACACAGGAACAGGTTCGTATGAAGATGCCGGAATCATTGCAGTATATGGAAACGGTTATGTTTCAGCTTTCTGTTATTCAGAAAAATATGATTGGTTGTTCATTCCGGGTGAACTTCTTGGAAGTTCTGCTTTACCTGTTGGTGATTACTGTTGGAATGGAAACACTGGATGGCGGGTCGCTGCATTGGGTGCTAGTTGGGCTCATGGCTTGGCTGCCGGTGCTTTCTGTTGGCATCTGAATAATGCTTCTTCTATTCGTCATCGGCATATCGGCGGTCGGTTGGTGTATGTACCAAGCAAAGCAGCAGCGTAAAACCAAGTAAATGAACATTTTTAGGTAATCAGGATGCTATACAGATGACGATTTCAGGCAAAACACCATAAAAGCAAAAACCAAAGTCACTAAATTAGGTGCTAATTGGAATAATGGCTTGAATACCAGTGCTTTCTATTGGAATCTGAAT